TGTTAGTGGTTCTAACACATTTAAAGTACATGGTCCGACTGAATTAACAGGTTCATTTGAAGTCCATTCTCCACAACATACTTCTGATTTAATTGTGGATGATCATGGTATTAATATATCTTCATCAAAACTAAATGTGACTGGATCAGTTATGTCTTCCGGTGATGCAGTTATAGGTGGAGATTTAACATCAACTGGAGATTTTGAAGTAGGTTCAAGTAAATTTACGGTTAACTCGTCAACTGGTACTGGAACATTTGTGGGGGCTATGATAGCAGCTACATCTTCTACTGCTTTAGTTGAAGGTAATAAATTTATGCCGAAACAATTAACAGCTGAAATTGGAAACGCAACTAGAAGAATTTCTAAACTTTATATGAAATCTACAATAGATGTTAGTGGTTCTTTACATATACAACCATCATCAACAGTTTCTGAAGAAGATTTTAGTGTAGTAGTTAGTGGTTCAATAGTACCTGGTAATTTAGATACTGGTAGTCTTGGTACTTTAGCCGAACCATTTAAAGATTTATATGTACAATCTGGTTCAATACATTTCGCTGATATTACTAAAACTGAAAATGGTAAATCCTGGGATAAAATGACTGATCAGGAAAGAAAAGGACACGCTACAAGATTTGGTAAGGAAGAACTTGATATGTTATACCGAGGTGAAACATTGAATACTGATGGTCATATGTCAGCTAGTGGTAACATGCACGTTGTTGGTGAAACAATTTTTGAAGGAAGAACTCATTTTGAAGGGCATGCTGATATTCATGGTAGACTATCAGCACACGGCTCATCATCATTGGGAGGCCATGTTCTTATCGGTGGTGAAACTCGTTTAAACGGACAAAATCACCTAATGGGAGATACCAGAATTTTAGGTAAATGGTATGTAGGTCCTGATCAAGTAACTTCTAGAGCTGCACAATTGAATATTTTAAGTGGTTCTAGAGTAACAAGTGATGAATTTAATAAACTGGATGGATTAACTTCTACGACAGATGAATTAAATATGTTAGATGGAATTGGAACAACAGCTGTACATACACAATTAGCTGCGAAACAAGATACTATAACTTTTGGTATAGGTAGAACAGAGGTAATCAAATGTGGTGCTGGAATAGTAGATAATGACTTTTTAAGAATAGATGGTACATCATTAGAAGGTTTAAGTGCATCGGAAGTTAAAACTGCTTTATCTTTAGTCAAAGGTGATGTTGGTTTGGGTAATGTTGATAATACATCAGATGCAAGTAAACCTGTTTCTACAGCAACACAAACAGCTTTGAATAAGAAATTAAATACCGCTGGTGGAACAATGACTGGACTTGTACAAGAACCATTTGTCTTAACCGATTCGGCTACTATTGCTACCGCTAAAGGTGTTATTGATGCAAGAGCTACACGAGTTTTTCAAATTTTAAATTTAAAAGGTGGAAATTGGAATGTGATTTTAGCTACACCAGCATATAGAGGACAAGAATTAACAATTATAGCTATGGGTGCGGGTACAATAACACATACAAATCCTGGTAAATTAACTCCAGCTGGAATTTTTGTATCACCTAATGGTTCAAATATATCAGTTGCTGCGAATACTGCAGTAAAATTTGTAGCTAATCGTCAACAGCAGTGGATTCAAATAGTATAAGGAGAATATGATGAAAAATTTTTTATTTATGACAGAATCAGAAAAAGTAGAATGGGAAGCTTCGAGTTCAGTAAATGAAACAGCAACATCAGGTTCTTATTTCACAACTGGAAGTTCTGTATTTTGTACTGATTCAAGTAAACTTTATATTTATAATGGAACGACTTGGAAATCAGGTTCTTTTAGTTAAAAAAAGCTTGTAACATATATTTTCTTTTTGTATATTTATATATGATTAATTACATACTAATTAGGGGAAGTCATGCTCAAATTAACAGAATTATTACCGGAGTGTAGAAGGAGAATACTTATGGAAAAATATGTAGATCCAGAAACGCCTATAAAATACAAAGATAAAGACGGTAATGAACATACTGTTAAATATGTTACTGCGATAGAATATGGATATGAACCGCCAGGTGAATATAAAGAATTTGAACATCCAGCTTATAAAGCTGCGCTTAAATTAAAAGGTGATAAAGAAAAGAAAACTAAAAAGAATGTAAATATATTTAATACACCTCATAAAGATGATAAGAAAAAAGAACCTGTTAAAAGAGTAGATAATAAAAAAGAAAAAGGTGCTATTAAAGTTATGGGGGATTTAGTTAAGGGTTCTAAATTTGAAGGTAAAACTTTTATAGCTGGTGGATATGTTAGAGATATGCAAATGGGAATTCCATCAAAAGATGTAGATATAACTGTTGAGTTACCTAATGGTGGTATTGAGTTTGCAAAATACATAACTAAAAAATTAAATATTTATAAAAAAGGAAGTAATCCTGTTATTTATCCAACTTTTGGAACTGCTAAATTTAATTTAAGGGGAGTTAAATATAAAGGAATGGATTTATCAGATGTAGAAATAGAATCTGTAATGACAAGACAAGAAAAATATACTAAAGGTTCGAGAAAACCTCAAGTTGAACCGGGTACATTAAAACAAGATGTTGATAGAAGAGATTTTACAATTAATAGTTTATTACAAGATTTATCAACTGGTGAAATAAAAGATTTAACTGGTATGGGTAAAAATGATATAAGAATGGGATTAGTAAGAACACCATTAAATCCAGATGTTATATTTGATGAGGATCCATTGAGAATGTTAAGAGCTATCAGATTTGCAACTAAATATGAATGGGATTTACCAATGTTTATGTTGAAGTCTATGAGAAAAAATGCAGATAAATTGGATAATATATCAAAAGAAAGAATTAGAGATGAGTTAAATAAAATGTTAGTAACAAAGAATCCAGCTTCTGCTATTAGAATTATGAAAGCTACTAAATTATTGAATCATGTTATTCCAGAATTACAACAAATGGTTGGTATGAAACAAGGTAAACATCATAAATGGGATGGATTTAAACATTCATTAGCAGTATTAAATTCAGTTCCACCTAAATTAACTAAAAGACTTGGAGCTTTGTTACATGATATTGGTAAACCTGCGACTAAAGAAGTTATAGATAATGAAATTCATTTTTATACACACGAAAAAGTAGGAGCTGATATAGCTAGAGATCTTATGACAAGATTAAAATACCCAAAGAAAATAATTGAACCAGTAACCACTGCTATTAGACATCATATGAGATTAAAAAGATATGGTAATAATCCAGATGAGATAACAGATAAAGCTTTAAGGAAATTAAAAAGGCAATTAGGTGACCATTTGGAAGATGTATTGGATGTAATACATGCAGATAATATATCTCATGCAGATGCATCTAATATGCCAGATCAAATATGGAATATTAGAGGTAGATTAAAAGATTTAGATAAAGGTCAAGGTGGAAAAGTAGTACCACCAATTACAGGTAAAGATGTGATAAATAATTTTAAAATTAAACCAGGTCCTATTGTAGGTAAAATATTAAAAAAAGTTCAAGATGCTATGGATGAAAACCCAGCTTTGACAAAATCACAAGCGTTATCTATAGCTGATAAAGAATTTAAAAGATTGAAAAATGATTAAATTAAAAGATATATTAAATTTAGAAGATGTAAAACCTTTTAATAAAAAAGGTAAAGACGGTGGTGAATATAGAAAATATACTCCTACAGATGATTCTGATATAGAACAACCATATAGACCAAAAAAGAAATTAAAGAAAAATAAAGATATAACAGAAGCTGGATTGAAAAGAAGAAAGAAAAAAAGAAAAAAAATTAAAAGACCAAGTCAAAAGACAAGGTTGATGAGACAACAAAGAAGATATTATATGAGGAGAGATAAAGCTGAAAAAGAATTAGCTAAGTCGGGATTACCTGGAAAAATATCTTCAACTAAAATGGGAAAAATGAGAGTTTTTTTTGTATCTTATAAAAAACCAAAAACAAATATGTGGGGAACTGGAAGAGTACTTAATAAAGAAAATATAAAATTAAAAGATTTAGTATCAGAAGGATTACCAACTAAATTAGGTCAAAAATATAAAAAAATGAAAGATGAACCAGATAGTTTAGGTGGTAATAATTTTAAAAAACAACATTCAACTTCTATGGGTGATGGTGAAAGAGGTAGTCTCGGAGAACCAGATACATATGATTGGGATGATGATATGATAGATGATCCAGGATATCAATTTGAACCAGATGATGAAAAAAAAGGATATGAACCAGTTAGAGTTAAGGAATCTATAAATGAAGCTGATTTAATTAAATTTAAAGATAAAGATAATAATGATAAACAAATAGATGCAAAAACAGCTCTTCAATATGGAACTCATCCACCAGAAGGGTATCAACAATATCAACATCCTGCTTATAAAGCTTTAATGAAACAAAAACCAGATTTAACTAAAGATTTAGAAAAAGACAAAAAAAAATCAACTTCATTAGATAAAAAAGAACCTAGTACTTCGAAATCTGATGTTAAATCTCAATTTAAACAACAATCTAAAGTGGCTAATGCATTAGCTAAAAAATATGGTGTCAATTCAAAAATTAAATTTAGTAATAATTTAGATAGTGATGATTTTGCTCATTACGATGTTGATAGAGATGAAATAAATATTTCTATGGATAAAAATAAAGACCCACAACAATTTTTAACTTCTGTTTTACATGAAATAGATCATGCAAGAGATGCTAAAAAAATGGGAGCTGAAAATTATAAAGATGACTATACTATTAAAGGACAAATGGCTGTAGAAAAAGGTGGTGATTTTCATGATGATAATCCTTATGAAATAAAAGCTGAAAAATGGGCAAGAAAAGAATATCAAAATATAAAAGATAAAATAGATATTAAAAAATTAGCTTCTCCACCATCACCTGATCCAGAACCTACTGATGAACCGGAAGAACCACAAGGTCCATCACAAAATGTTTTTGGTGTAGAAAAAGAAAATCCAAAATTTGTATTTGATAAACCAAGATCTGATGATAATCCAGTTAAACCTAGTGGAATACCAAGTGGTATAAATTGGGATGGTATGAATCCACAAGAAAGAATGAATTACCTTAAATCTGTTACTGATAAAAAAATGATAGATGAATATAAACAGAGGGTATCAGAAGAAACAGTAAATCTTGGAAAAAAACTTGGTATAAAAAGAGATAAAAATGGAACATTATCTTTTCATGTAGATAGTCCATCAAGAGGTCCTTATAGTGAATCTCAAACACAAGATACAAAATATTTTGATAAATTGTATTTTGGTGATCATCCACCAGAACCTGTATATGAAAATGATGAAAGTGATAAAATTGTGGAGTGGAATTATAATGAAAATTCACCATTACAATTAGATGAATCAGAATTAAAATCTGTAGAATCATATCAGAATGGTGACCATAGATCAATTAATAGTTATTTAAGAGGACAAAAAAAAGTTACTCCTGGAACTCCAACTGAACAAGAAAGTAAAATAGCTAATGTAAAAACTAAAGCTATAGATAAAGTTTTTGAAAAGTTGCCAGTATTACCTGAAAGCATAAAAGTTCATAGGAGGGCTTGGGATGATAAGAGTGGATGGATTGACCAAATGAATGAAGGCGATATTTTTGAAGATAGTGGATTTGTTTCTACAAGTACTGATGGTAGATTACCTGATCAGTATGGTGATGTTAAATTTGAAATTATAGTTCCAGCTGGTCAGAAAGCTCTATATATGAACTCTTTAAAAAGTTTTAGTAATGAAAATCAATTTGATATTGGATATCAGGCTGAAAAGGAAGTATTACTACCGAGGGGTAAAAAGTTTAGAATAGTTAAGAAAGAAGGGAAAAAATTTAATTATAAAATAACCCTTGAAATGATAGGAGAAGATGATGGATAAGAACAATAAATTTGGTTGGAATAGTAAACAAATTAAAATGATAAAAAAAGAAAATAAATTTGGTGTTCCAAAACTAAAAGAAATGATTAAGATTGAAGAAGAAGAAAATCCTTGTTGGAAAGGATATGAAATGGTTGGAACAAAAATGAAAAATGGAAAAGAAGTTCCTAATTGCGTTCCAATTAAAAAATCAAAAAAAGCATAAAAAAGCTTGTTTTTTAAGTAAAAAAGCTGTAAATTATGGTATAAGATATGAATAAACTAATAGAAGAAATAACAAAACCATTTATTGAAGAAGAAACTCTTAATGAGGCTCCAGTAACTCCTAAAATTAAAAATATAGTAGGAATATATCCTGGTAGATTTCAACCATTCGGTAAACATCATTATAGTACTTTCAAATGGCTTCAGAAGATGTTTGGTACTAAAAATACTTATGTTGTTACTTCTAATAAAGTAGAAAAGGGTAAATCACCTTTTAATTTTAGAGAAAAAAGTATTATAATAAGAAAACATGGAGTACCTTCTGGTAAAGTTGTACAAATAAGAAATCCATATAAAGCCGATGAAGTCTTAAAGAAATATGATCCAAAAACAACTGCGGTTGTATATTTAGTTGGAAAAAAAGATGCGAGTAGATTAAGTGGGAAGTATTTTCAAGATTATAAAAAGAATAGAAATAAATTAGTAGGATTTGATCAACATTCATATGTTTTAATAGCACCACATTATTCTGCTAAAATTGGTGGTAAAGATTTAAGTGGTACTACAATTAGACATCATCTTGGTTCTAAAGATACCGATGAAAAGGATAAAAAAAAGTTTTTTAAACAATTAATGGGATTCAATGATAATAATTTATTTAAATTAATTACTGGTAAATTGAGTGAAAAAATACATGGAGTTCCATTCTTTATTAAAAAAGATGAAGAAGATTTAGAAGAAGCATTAAGTTTAAAAGAAGAAATAAATTTAATAGTTACAGAAAAACCTTACAAAGGAAAGGAGTTATTACTTATGGGCGGAGCAGCTGGACATATGATGCACCCTTTTGACAATAATAATCTAAAGTTTAAAGATTTAAAAAATATTATAACTTTAGGATTGGGTGGTAATTTAAGTCGTGAAGATAATGTTACAGAGAAGTTAGATGGACAAAACATTATGATAAGTTGGAAAGACGGAAAGATTATTGCAGCTAGAAATAAAGGACAATTAAAAAACTTTGGTCAAAATGCATTGGATATTAATGGTATAATTTCTAAATTCAAAGGTAGGGGTGATATAAGAGATGCTTTTGTATTTTCTATGAAAGATTTAGGAAAAGCTATTGGTTCATTGTCACAAAAACAAAAAGATAAAATCTTTGACAATGGTAAAAACTTTATGAATCTTGAAATTATGTGGCCAAAGTCAGAGAATGTTATTAACTATGATGTAGCTCAACTTATATTTCATGGTGCAAATACTTATGATGAAAATGGAAATGTAGTTGGTAGCGTTCCTAATAGTGCTAGAATACTTGCTGGTATGATAAGACAGAGAAACCAACATTTACAGAAAAAGTTTTCAATTGGAAAACCAAACTTTTTAGATGTTCCAAAACATCAAGACTTTGGTAAGATGAAAAGAAAATTTTTAAATAAGTTATCTAAATTACAAAAACAATATAATTTAAAAGATAATGATGAATTAGCATTATATCATCAAAGACATTGGGAAGAATTTATTTATAATGCAGCTAAGCAATTTAAATATAAAATTCCATCAAAAGTATGGAATGGTTTAACCAAAAGATGGGCTTTCTTTGATAAAAAATATGCAGTTAGAAATATGAGAAAAGATATTAAAAATGAAAAGTTTTTAGAATGGGCTCTCAATTATGATAAACAAAATCATAAAGGTCATATTAAAGATAATATGAAACCATTTGAAGAATTGTTTTTTGAAGTTGGTGCAGAAATAATGAAAAATGTAAGTGGATACATTTCCGCCAATCCAGATAAATCAGTTCAAAAAATAAAAGATAAATTAGATGCTGCTGTTAGAGATGTTAAGAGAGGTGGTGATTTAAAGAAATTAAATACACTAAAAGCTCAAATGTCTAAACTAAATGCTATAGGTGGACTAAAATCTATAGTTCCGACTGAAGGAATTGTCTTTAAATATAAAGGTAATACCTATAAATTCACTGGAGCATTCGCTCCAATCAATCAAATAACGGGATTAATGAGTTTTTAATTTGTTTTAATTAATTTTTGCATATTTATATATAGTAAAAACTATATAGAGGTAAATATGTCAAAAAAGAAATTAGAATGGAAAGAAGCTGGTAAGAATCTACAACAAGTCAAAGACATGGTTGACGGTACTTATGGTAGAAAAATAGTTGTTGGAGAACATAGCATAAAAAGTACTGATCACCGCGAAGTCGGAGAGAAGTGGACAGATTCTGATGGTGTAGAATGGGAACAAAAAGAAGGATATCGCATGAAGTTATCCAAAACTCCATCAGTTGGTATTTTTACAAAACAATGTAAAGATTGCAAAAAATCTTGTGCCTATAATGAAAGAGATAAAAAATCTTATACTAAATTGGGTAGATGTTACTATTGTCAGATAGATTATGAGGCTATGTTAAAATCTAAACCGATTGGAACACAGGGATTGACTAAATGGCATTTTTGGGTTCATAGAGATGCTTGGCAAAGATGGGATGCTGCTATGGAAGAAACTGATATTTGGGCAAAAGAAATGATAGAAGGTGATAAAAAATTATTTGATGAATCTGTTGTAAATGCTATGGCTAATAGTAATGTAGATACAACAATGAAAATAAACAAAAAAATGACGGGAGTATAATTATGAATTTAGCAAGTAAAAAATTAATATGTGCTGGTATATGTTTTTTAGCGGCTAGTATTTTTGTAGCTATCGGTAAAGCTGATTTTGCAGGTTGGGCAGACTTTGTAAAATGGGTTTTCGGTATTTACGCTGCTGGTAATGTCGGTGAACATGCATCAAAAAACTTTGGTAGTAAGTAATGGATAGAAAAGCATTAAAAAAGATTATTAGAGAAGAAATTAAAAAGATGGAAGAAGGATTTGCTACTGGAAATCCACAAGATACTTTAAGTACAAAAACTCGTTCTGAAAAAGTTGGATATAAAATGGTAGGTGAAGATGATAAACCAACTTTTGATTTATCAAAAGAATCAGATAGAGGTGATGGTGAATTTCCAAGTGGTAATTTGAAAACTATTAAAGAATGGACAGAAAAAGATGAAGCTGATGGGACTATAAAAAGATGGTCTAAACCATTGGGTGATAAATATACTGAATATGAAAAGAAAAAGTTTGGATTGAAAGAGGCTGGTGGTGAATTTGATAAAATTCAAATTCCGGCAACTGTGAAAAGATGGATGAATAGATTCATAGATTCTGTTAATAGTGTTAAGTTGGAAAGAATAAAAAAAATGGCAATTTTATATAAAGTTATTAAATCTTTAGGGTTAAATCCACAAGAACTTAATACTTATATACAGAGGATTCGAAGAGGATTGAAATAAATGAAAGTAGTAAAATGGATAATTGGATTAATAGCAGCGATAGGAGGGATACTCGCCTTTTTCATACCAAAAGATAATAAAAAGGTGAAGAAATTAAAAAAAGACATAAAAGATAACGAATCCAAAACAGAGAGTCTAACCTTAGACATAGAGAAGAATAAGAAGAAGAATAAATCTATAGCTAAATCCCTCAATAGTAAAAGAAAGACTATAGATACACTAAAAAAAGAAAAAGGCAAAAAAGTTAAGCCTAAAGATAACGCGAAAGACGCTGCAGATTTTTTGAAAGAATACGCGAAGAAAAAAAAGTAGATAATAATTATGGCATGTAATGTAGGCGATAGAGTTAGAGATAACAGATCTACATGACCAAGATATAATCAAACAGGTACAGTTGTATCTGTAAATGGTAATAATGTAACTTGGAGAAGTGATGTAGACAATAAATTAGTCACTGATCCAATGACTGACATGGAGATTATTATGTCAAATAGAAGAAAAACAGGAAAAAGGTATAATAGAGGTGGACTTGCAATAGGTCCTACACATGAAGAAGGTGGAATAGCTGGAATAGTAGGTGGTCAAACACCAATAGAATTTGAAGGTGGTGAGTATATAATGAATGCTCAAACTGTAAAAGCTCTTGGTGTAGATTTTATGGATAAAATAAATTCAACGGCAACTAGTTATCATTCTGGTGGATTCGCACAAGGGGAACTAACAAGTTTAGGTAGTAAATATGAATCAGGTGGATTCGTTAATAGGAGAAATAATATGAGAAGTAATAGAAGAAGATTTTCTAGAAATAGAAGCCGAAATCCATATGCAAGAGGTGGATCGGTAAGAAGACCAAATAGAAGATCTAGAAAAGTAAATAATAGATCATTTAGAAGTGGTGGAAATGTCGGTAGATCCACTGCTGGTGCTAACAGAAGAAACAGAAGACCTGCTAATCAAAGAAGATATAATACTGGTGGTAGAGTTTCTGGTAGAAGAAATGTTGCAAGAAGATCTACTCGTAGATATAATATGGGAGGTCAAGTAAGCTACACTCGAAACCAGTCAGTGCATACTGGAACAAATAATGTAAGGCATAGTTCTGGAATTAATATTCCACGTGCTTCTGGTAAAGCTGTAACTTCAAGAGACATTACTAATAATACAAATAGATTGGCACATACATCAATACAACGTAATAGAACTCACATAGTTATTGATGGTAGAGCATATAAAATTAGAGGATAGACATAAATTTTCTTTTTAAAAGGTTTTTTTATATTTATTGGTAATGGAGGAATATTATGTATATGTTTAACTTTATAAGCAGATTAGTTTTTATTTTATTGGTAGTTAATATGTCTGTGGCTCAAGAGCCATGTGATGGCCATTGTTTGCCAGATGATGTGGTTCAGACTTTAAGACAATCAATTATAGAACTTGAGAATGCTGATAGTTTGAATACTAAAATTATATTTGAATTAGAAGAAAGTATTAAGTTATATAAACAATATCAGTTAAATGACAGCTTAACTATTGATTTATATGATCAAAAAATCAATTTATTAAATAATAGAATTGATTTGTATAAAGAATTATCTAAAGAAGTTCAACCTAAATGGTATGAAAATAGATGGTTGTGGTTCTTTGGTGGTATTATTTTGACTACACAGTCAATTAAATTAGCTGGTGAATTGAGTGACTAATGGATAATAAATTAAAACAAGTAATACAGACGGAATATAAAAAATGTGCAGTTGATCCTGTATATTTTATGAAAAAGTATTGCGTAATTCAACATCCCAAAAAAGGTAAAATTAAATTTAATTTATATGATTTTCAAGAAAAATGTTTAACTGAATTTAAAGATAATCGTTATAATATAATTCTCAAATCAAGACAATTAGGTATATCCACACTATCAGCTGGATATGCTCTATGGATGATGTTATTTCATCAAGATAAAAATATTCTTGTTATTGCTACTGGTAAAGATGTTGCAAAAAATCTTGTAACAAAAGTAAGAGTGATGTATGAGGGATTACCATCTTGGTTAAAAACAAACGTTGAAGAAACAAACAAACTTTCATTAAGATTTAAAAATGGTTCACAAATAAAAGCAATTGCAGCAACTGAATCTGCCGGTCGTTCTGAAGCTCTATCTCTTCTAATACTTGATGAGGCAGCCTTTATTGATAAAGTTGATGAGATATGGACTGCGGCACAACAAACACTTGCAACTGGTGGTGATTGTATTGCTCTATCCACACCTAATGGTGTTGGTAATTGGTTTCATAGACAATGGGTAGGTTCTGAAGATGGAACTAATGAATTCAATTCAATCAGACTTCATTGGACAGATCATCCAGATAGAGATCAAAGTTGGAGAGACGAACAAGATAAGGTTTTAGGACCATCACAAGCTGCACAAGAATGTGACGCTGACTTCCTCACTTCAGGGCAATCAGTAGTTGACCCTAAAATATTACAATGGTATAAAGACACAATGACGGAAGCTCCTGTAGAAGAAATAGGTATAGATAGAAATCTTTGGGTATTTAGACAGCCTGATTATACAAAAGAATATATAGTGGTTGCTGATGTTTCGAGGGGAGATGGGACAGATTATTCTGCTACTCAAGTATTTGAAGTGGAGAATATGGAACAAGTAGCGGAATATAAAGGAAAATTATCTACTACAGAATATGGTCATTTCTTAATTGATTTAGCAACAAAATATAATGATGCTTTACTTGTAGTTGAGAACAACAACATTGGTTGGGCTACAATACAAACTATTATTGATAGAGGTTATAAAAATTTATTTTATCAATCAAAAGATTTACAATATGTTGATGTTGAACATCAAATGAATAGCAATAAATACAGAGCACAAGATAGACAAATGGTTGCTGGATTTTCAACAACTGCAAAAACAAGACCACTTATTGTAGCAAAAATGGAAGAATATACAAGAGAAAAATTAGTTAAGATTCATTCTAATAGACTTGTAGATGAATTATTTGTATTCATTTATAAAACAGGATTATTAAATTCTAAAGCGGAAGCTATGGATGGTTACAATGATGATTTAGTTATGTCATATTCAATAGCTCTTTGGGTTAGAGACACTGCTCTTAGGATTAAAAAAGATAAGGATGGTCAACAAGTAGCTATGATGGATTCTATGTTAAAAAATAATGGTAATAATAATTCATCTGGTCAACCAGTTTATGGTGGTGTAGGTAGACCTAAATCAAATCCATATGAATGGGATATTGGTGAAAAAGAAAAAGAAGACTTAAGTTGGTTAATTAAGTAAAGTGGGACAAAAATGGCAATTGATAATTTAAAAGAAATATCACCTATTCCTGTTAAAAGACAAAATAAAAAAAAGACTACTATTAAAAATATTAGTAAGAAATCATATGAAAATATGAAAATAAAAAAATCTTCATCTTTTAATAGAATAAAAAATTCAAAAAAATCAAAATTTAGACATAGTGATATTTTCAATATACCAAATAAATTAAAAAAAGTTTTTAAAAAAATGAATATAAATTATAAATTTCCATTAAAACCTTCAATTGAACCACCTTCAAAAAATGTAAATAATAAAAGAAAACATAATAAATTATCATTAATTAAATCTTCTAATTTTAGTTATTATATGTTAAAATTTCCTAAAAATGAAAATATTATAAAAAATGGTGATTTATTATTGTCTTTTTGTTCTAATAATTTAACAGGAGTAAAATCTATCTCTAATTTAAATGATAATGTTGATGAATGTAGTGGTAGAATACCGGGTGATGTAAACAATGATGGTGTTGTTAATATTTTAGATGTTGTATCAATGATTTCTCATATAATATCACCTGATAAACTTGAAGGTTGTGATTTTAAATCAGCTGATTTGACTGGAGATGGAATAATTAATGTTCAAGATATTATATCATTAATTAATATTATATTATCTGATCATAATCGGAATAATAAGAATGAAAATGGTAAAAAAGCCAGAGAACATAAGATTTTGAATGAAATTTTAGAAAAATTACAAGATAATTCTAAAAATAAATTATCTGGATATATGAAAAATAAACTACTATCCAATATATATAATATTTTAATGACTTTCATAAAAAAAGATACTATTTATAGTATATATTGGAAAAATAGAGAAAAAAATATAGAATTGAATAAGGAAAGACAAGTTGATAGTGGTGAGTATCATTCCATAAATATAATGGTAAATGGATATTCATCGAATAATTATTTTTCTAGAACATATTGTACTGGAAAGGATAAACCATCCTTTGCAATTTTTAGAAAGCTTTCCAAAAATAAATTCATTATGAATAGTTTAAATTTTAATAGTATTAAAAAATACTCTGATAAATCTATTAATATTTTAGAATGGAATAAAATTGATAATTTTAAATTAAAAGATTTATCTAATGGTAGAAACAAGGTTATAACTTTATAAAGGAGCTTAAATGGCTGACGAACAAAAAAATCAAGGAAATATATTAGATAGATTAAGAGGTCTTTTTCAAAGTAATATTATTATCCGAAAAACAGATAATAATCAATTAATAGTTAAAGATATTGATCATTCACAAACAAGTCTAACATCTAATTTTATTGATAGATATAATAAAATGTTACAGAGTAATTATGGGAGTGGTTATTCTAAAATGCAAAATGCATCTTATGATGTACAGAGGATAGAATTATTTAAAGATTATGAATTAATGGACAATGATCCAATTTTATCTTCTGCACTTGATGTATATGCTGATGAATCTACTGTAACTAATGTTGAGGGTGAAATATTAGAAGTAAAATCTGAAAATGTTAAAATACAAGAAATTTTAACTAACTTGTTTAATGATATATTAAACGTTAATTTTAATCTTTGGTCTTGGATAAGAAATTTAGTAAAATATGGTGATTTTTATTTGCAATTAGATATTTTAGATAAACATGGTGTTATTAATGTTAAACCTATGTCTCCATATGATGTAATAAGATTAGAAGATCATGATCCAGCTAATCCAAATTTAGTACAATTTACTTTACAGGGTGATACTAAAAATTTATTAGAAAATTATGAAGTAGCTCATTTTAGATTACTTTCAGATTCTAATTTTGCTCCTTATGGTAAAGCTCAAATTGAAGGTGCTAGAAAAGTATTTAAACAATTAAATTTAATGGAAGATGCTATGATGATTCATAGAATTATGAGAGCTCCAGAAAGAAGAGTATTTAAGATTGATATTGGTAATATTCCACCAAATGAAGTAGATAACTTTATGAATAAAATTATGGACAAAATTAAAAAAATTCCTGTTATTGATCAAAAAACTGGTGATTATAATTTAAGATATAATATACATTCAGTAACAGAAGATTTCTTTTTACCAGTCCGTGGTTCGGATAGTGGAACATCAATTGAACCTTTACAAGGATTACAAAATGAGGGCGCTATTGAAGATATAGAATATTTAAGAAATAAAATGATGGCATCATTAAGAATACCTAAAGCATTTTTAGGATATGAAGAGGGTGTTGGTAGTAAAGCTACATTAGCTGCTGAAGATGTTCGTTTTGCTAGAACAATTGAGAGAATACAAAAGATAGTAGTTTCTGAATTGGCCAAAATTGCAATTGTTCATTTATATACACAAGGATTTAATGATGCTGAATTATTAAATTTTGAATTAAAATTAAATACACCATCAACTATTCACGAACAAGAAAAATTAGAGTTATTATCTAACAAAATAGATTTAGCTACAAGTGCTAAAGAAGCAAAATTATTTTCTAACCAATGGATATATGAAAATATATTTGACTTTAGTTTAGATGATATGAAGACTATGATGGAACAAGTAGTTGAAGATACTAAACAAGCATTTAGATTTGAACAGATTGAAACTGAAGGAAATGATCCAGCTGAATCCGGAGAAGCGGTAGAAGGTGAAGGTGGTCCAATGCCAAGAAGTGGTGCATGGGGTGGAAGTAAAAAAGATTTAGGAGTAGATCAAGAAAACCATTGGGGTAGAGATAGATTAGGTAAAAATGATTATAAAAATGGTAAAGGTCATAATGACTATCCTGATAGGGAATTTAAAGGTGGTTCACCATTAGCTACGTCTAAAGGGTCAACTGCTGTTAGAGTAGAACAAAATTTACTGGATAGATTGAGACAAAGATATAAAATCAATCCAAAATCAGGAATTTTGAATGAAGAATCTTTAATTGAAGATGAAAAGTAATAAAATTTATTAAATATTATCAAAAAATAAAGATAAAAAGTAAGATTAAAAGAAAATATTTATATTTATATATGATTAATTGTATGGAAAAAATTAATTTTTTATATATTTGAAAAAAATTATAATTTAATGGAGAAAGAGACATATGGCCAAGTCTAGACACAATAAGATAAGGAATACTGGTTTACTGTATGAATTTCTTTTAAGACAACTAACTGTTGATGTTTTAAATGGAATTGATAAAAGTAAAACTTTGGACATTATCAAAGAATTCTTTAGCGATAAGAAACAATTAGGTATTGAATTACAACTTTATAATTCATTACTAAATAAAACATTTAAATCTGATAAGAAAGCAGATTTTTTAATTACAGAAACAATTAATTCATATAATAAGATTAATAGGAAAGAACTCAAAAGGGAAAAATATGAATTAATGAAAAGAATTAAAGAAAGTTATGATGTAAATAAGTTATTTTCATCTAAAATTTCAAATTATAAAGTTCATGCATCTATTTATAAATTATTTGAACATAGAACAGAATTATCTCCCGAAGAGAAAACAGAAACATATTTTACAATTTTAGAAAATATTACAGATTCATCTAAAAAAGAAAAATCAGTTAAAATAAGTGACTTGGCCAAGTACAAAAAAGTGATTAGAGAAGATGAAGATTTAAGAATTCTATCATATAAAATATTATTAGAAAAATTTAATAAAAAATATAAAGCTTTAAATAATAATCAAAAAGATTTATTAAAAGCTTATATTAATAATATTTCTAATACAAATTCTCTAAAAGAGTATATACAAAAAGAAGTTCCTACAATCAAGAAACAAATTAAGAAAAATATTTCTGAAGTTAAAGACAAAGTTGTTAAAATTAAACTTCGTGAATCTATTTCTTTATTAGAAAATTTAGTTAATGGTAAATCTAAATTGGTAGATGATAAGTCAGTTATAAGATTGATGCGTTATTATGAATTGGTTGAGGAATTAAATGAAGGTTAAGATAAGTAAAAAAAATTTATCTAAGCTTGTAAATGAAGTTATTCTTGAAATGAAAGAAGCTTCTGATAAAGGTGATCGTGAGGGTAAAATGGCTCAAGGTCAATTAAATAGAACTGGTGAATTAGCTTCAATGATTAAAAAAGAATTTGACGTTAATACAGATTTACCCGAATGGGTTGAATCTAAAATAACAAAAGCTGAAGATTATTTATCAACTGTATTTAATTATATGAGAGGAAAGGATGAAGAAGATATAGAAGAAGCCACCGTAACTTCTGATATACAAGGATATAATAGTCCTTATGCTTTTGGAGATGGCGGAAAACTGAGTAAGAAAAAGAAAAAAAGAAATTCTACAAATAGTACTGGTTTTAAAATGGTAAAGGAAAAAATAGATAATAGTGTAGATAAAATTTTAGAAAGTATAAAAACAGATATTAATGAGGAAATTACAAATAAAGATCTTATAAAACTTAAAGGAATAATACGGAATGAGGTAGCTTCTATATTAAGAGACATTTGGTTAAGAAGATCTGTTTGGGCTCAACAACGTTAGGGAGAATAAAAATATGTCTTATGTAAATTCAGATACAATACACGGTCATCACTTATCGGGATCTAATAAATTAGTTCCAAGTCCAAGACCTGGATATTTAGAACCAAATGTAACTACTCCAGCTCCTGCAGTTATAACTGGTAGACCAAGTTATGTAATTGTAAAAGATGATAGAGGTGATGATATATCATTTTTATTTAATGCGACTGGATCTATAGGATCTACAATAACAGATGATGCTCAAATAAGTTGGGTAAATTTTGGTCAATATAAAGACCCCACAGAAGTTGGAAATGATGCAAGAGTAGATGTTTCTCCAGTAGCTTGGAGTGGTAGTCATGCAAGTGCAGCTGCTGGTGATGTTATATTTGTATATAATGATGGTCATAATCCAAACGAATAGATAATAGGAGATTAAAATGTCAAAAAAATTATTAGTAGATTATATGCCTTTTGAAGTTTCACCTGAACAAATTAATGAATCAATGGAAAATAATGATGGTAAATTAATTGTTCACGGTGTTCTACAAAGAGCAAATTCAAAAAATCAAAATGGTAGAGTATATCCAGCCGAAACTCTTATGAGAGAAGCTAAAAAATATGCGGAAGTTCAAATTGCTGAAAGAAGAGCTCTCGGTGAACTAGACCATCCAGAATCTTCTGTTGTAAACCTAAACAATGTATCTCACAACGTTAGAGATATGAAATGGCATGGTGATGATTTGATTGGAACAGTTGAAGTTTTATCAACACCGAGTGGAAATATATTGAGAGAATTATTTAAATCAGGTATTAAACTTGGTATATCTTCAAGGGGACTTGGTTCGGTTAAAGAAATTAATGAAGATGATGATAAAGAAGGTACAGTGGAAGTTCAACCAGATTTTGAATTAATTGCATTTGACTTTGTATCAAATCCATCTACACATGGTGCATTTATGGCTCCAATTAGAGAAGGGGTTGAACATAATACTTTAAGTGATAAAGATAGTAAAGTAGAATCTATAATAAATGATATATTAAGAGGTGAATAATGGATTATAAAAAAGCCATTAGTGAAATGTATAGTCTTAAAGAGAAGAAAAAAACTCCACCTGCTCCTCCGGAGGGTGACTCTAGAGGTCAAGAAGTAGATGAAGTGAATAAAATTATTCAAGGTATTGAAGATAGTGTCAATGAAGAATTTAATTTATCAGAAAGACTAGTTTATGATAGACATGCTACTAAACCACAAGTGTCTCCTAGAATGATAGAAATGGTTAAAAGACAGATTAATGGTATGAAGGGATATAAATTAACCAAAGTATATGAGACTAAAGGAACTTACAGAATGGTATTTGAAAGTGAAACTGAAGGTGTATTTGAAGTAAGTATTAGGGAGAGAGGATAATGAAATTCAAAAAAGCTTTTTTAAATGACTTAATTCAAGAAGTTTATTATCAAGAAAAAGAAAATATAATTGAACAAATTAGAATTGAAAATAAAATAGAACTTCTTAATTTTTTGAACGAACAAATTGAAGAGAAAAAAATTAGAAAAATAGTAAGGGAAGATATAAAAAGTATTCTATTTGAAAAAGATGTTTTTAAAAACATAAAGAAAAAAGATGATGAGGAAGAAGAGGAAGAAACTGAAGATGATGTATTTAGTCAGTCTATGAAGAGTAGTGCTTCTGGAGAAGATATAAAAGTTATGACTGCTTATGGAGATGCATCACATCCTGATCATGATGAAGCTGTAAAAATTGTACAACAAGCTAAAGAAAAGGATCCTGATTTGGAAATACCTGAACCAGGACATGCTGGTAAAGGTTCATCCGGTGAAACATCAAAAGGTTCGGGTGAAGAAGAACCTGAAACTGGTACTGTATTTAAAACAGATAAACCTTCTTATAAAGGTGTAGATGGGGAAGAGACGGAAGATCCAACTGATAGACCTGGATATATTTATGGAGATGATGAAATTAAATTACCAACATTTGCTAGAGATTTACCATTATATTGGAAATTAAAAGCGCATGCTGGTGAAGAAGATGAAGTTATGACAGCTTCTCCTGTTAGTACTCATGTATTTAAACAAAAGAAAAGAAAAAGAGGCCCAAGGAAGTCTCCTGGAGGATTTAGATAATGTCATCAAGAGTAAAAATTTCTAAAGAAAGATTAAATGATATAATAAGAGAAGAATATTTAAATATTTTATCTGAAGCTCCACCTAATGAAGAAGAACCAAGATTTGGAACTTATGGAACTGAAAAAGGTGCGGAAAATACTCCAGCAGCTGATGCTAATATTGATTTATATCAAAAATCTATAAAAGCATTGAATTTATGGGCAGCTCAAAAAGGTAGACCATCGGCTAGAACTTGGAGGGGTGGTTCAGAAAATAGTTTTGAATATGTAGTTAAAAGATTATATCCAGATGAATATAAATATGTAATGGCTAAAGCTTGGACAATACCAGTTAGAGAAATACCATATTATTATGGACAACTTTCTGGTGAACCTGAAGCTGCCGGTGGTGAATATGGAAATAGTCCTACTGGTAAAAAATTCCACCAAGATGATCAACAAGTTAAACAGAAAAAGGTGAAGAAATGAAAAAAATATTATCAGAAGTAATTAAATTATTAAAAGAATATACAGAACCACCTGCTAAATCACAACAACAATGGAAGTTATTTTCTATTGTAAAAGATGTTCAAAAAAATAATAGAAAAGCTCCACCTTGGGTTGGTAGGGGTAAGAATAAAGATAAACAAATGATTTCTATGATGGCTAATAAAATACCATCCGGTGAAGTAGATAAATTTTTAAATGTTGATATTAATAGTTTACCTGTATATGTTGATGGTGAAAGTAGTAATCCTGGTATAGATAAAATATATAAAGCTGGTCAAAAGGCAAAGGGTAAATCAACTAAAGCATCAGGACCTTCTTCTAGTATGAAAGACAAACCAGGTGGTAAAAAAGGAAAAGGTAGACCTGAAAAAATTCAAAGATATAACAAGGGTAAGACTACTAATAGGATGATAAATAAAGCTTTAAAATCTGTTGGTGATTTAAGGAAATCAAAAAGTCCTGTTGCTAAATCTTTAAGAAAAAGAGGATTTGATCACACTCATCAAAAAGCTGCTAAAAAACATGGCGATTGGACAAGAACAGAATCACTTAAATCAATCAGAAATATAATAGTTGAAGAAATAAAAGAAGCTATGTCTTCCACAGAAAGAATGAGGAGATATAATAAAAGACATCCTGAAAAAGTAAAACAAAATTTGAAAAAAACTCAAGATGATAGAGTTGCCAGAAATAAAGCTCATAATGATAAGACTAAAGAATATGGTACTGAATTGATGAGAAATAAAGATGTACATCATCCTAATGGTACAAAAAATGGCAATGAAAAAATAGTAAATAAAGATCATGGTAGAGATAAAAAAAATGAAGCTATATCACTTTTGAAAGGTAAAATTAAAAAAACAATAATTAATGAGATCAATAATGGCACAAATAACAAATAAACATTTATCGGATAGATTAGATTGTATTGAGAAGAGATTACCAAATGGTGAACTTTTGGAAATGCATGAAAACATTAAAGAAATTAAAGAAATTTTATTAGACCCTGAAGATGGTATTGTTGTGAGAGTTAATAAAAATACATACTGGAGAAAAGAATTGGATGCAGATGAATTTAAAGCATTATTAAGATGGAAACAGGCTGTTACTCACGCTATGTGGGTAGCTTACACTGCATTAACAGGTATTATACTTAAGTTGGTATTTTTTTAGAGAAATTAAAATGATGAGAGCTAAAAAAAGATTATTAGTTGAACAAGACGGTGGGGGTTCAATGACAGGTGCAGTTGGTGGTTTTGTTGGAAGACATGGTCAAGACGTAGATGCAACTTATATGGGGCCATTTCATCCAGATTATGGTGAAGTAGAAAAATTGTTACAATTACAATTAGATAGAAGGGATGAATTAGTAAAATGGAATTCATCAATTACTCCAATTTTAAAAAATGTTTTTGAAAAAGTTGGAATTGAATATAAATTTGATCAGCCAATATCGGATGAAGACAAGAAAAAATTATTAGATTTCATTAATGATACGGATAAAATGAAATTAGTTAATACTGGAATTAAATATGATAAACCATCCAATAGATCTAAAGAGGATACTGAAAATTTAATTAATAGAAGTAATGATTGGCAGGAAGTTTTTAAAAATAAGAAAGATAAGACAACATCTGATGTTAAAGAGATGTTTAATGCGTGGAGATAAAAAATGATTAAATTGAAAAATTTATTAAAAAAGAAAATAATTAAAGAGGCAACAACTAGTGGACAAGCTACTGGTGCTAAAAGACAAAAAGGAACTAGTCCAACTACTCAAAAAGCCACTTCAGATTATGATGCTCATATGGCAACTGAGCCGAAAAAAACAACATCGGATTTAACAAGATGGACTCATCCTTATTCAAAAGTAACAACGACATTAAGTAAGGGTCAAACTCAACCAGCTTTAGGGTGGACTGACACTCCGGGTAAAAAAGTAAAAGGTGGTAGTATATCATATGGTGCTGGTTCTAAATCAGATTATGCGAGTTCTCCAGCTAAAGGTTATTCCAGAGGCCCCAGTGCTGCAACAGTTAATCCTTTAAAAACTAATCCAGATTGGACAACTTGGGATACTAAAAGACAAAGTTATGATCTTGATAAATCCAAAGAAGTGGAAAAAGATACTAAAGATCAAAAAGCTCAACCTATATCTCAAATCGGATATGGTACTTCAGGTGGTGGTATGAGAGGTAAAGGTGGTAGTAAAGGTGGTAGTAAAGGAAAAGGTAAGGGAAAAGGTAAAGGAAAAGATAAGAAAAAAGATTAATTATCGATACTTATATATAGGTAAAATGAAATCATAGGAGATTTGGCATGAAAAAGATGAAAACTTTATTAGAAGATATAGCTTTAAGTTCTGAACCTAAAGTTAATAAATTTGAGGTGATTGAAGGTGTATCCAATTATGGTATGCTGGGTACAAAATTATATAATGAAAATAATTTAGTTGACATCGCTGAAAATTTAATAAAAATAGCTGAATCTGCACACGATCACATTTTATCAGAAACCGATGACTGGTTTGATAAGGTTTCCATTAATAGAAATATGAAATCTTTAAACAATATGGTTAAAGAATTTAAGAAAACTGCTATAGAATCTAATCAATTAAATCAAAGACTTACATCTTTATATGAAGATATGGGACATGTACTTAATAGATATTATGATATTAGGGAGGAAGAGCAAGAATTTGATCAACGTGGTCATGTTGAAGAAGAACTTAAATCATCTGATATAGGTAAAAGCGAAAATTCTCTTTCTAAAGATGCGGCTAAAGCTGATGAGAAATTAAATAAAGATGAAAAATATAAATACAATGAACAAAAAAATTCTGTATTTAGTATGCCATCTTTAGTATCATTAGCACCGTCACCGGTTACAAAAGTTAAAAAATAAAGAGGTTTATATGGGTGACGCACCTATTAACATTAGGACACTAGTCCATCATATTGAACATTTAGTTCTATACAGTTTAGTCTTATGGCAAATCATATTGGGAGTGTGGTTAATTCTTAAATGGGTTAACAAAAATTGGAAAATTAAAAAAACATTTTCTGTCACTTCTCCAAAAGAAAATCAAACAATTCAACCAGTTATTAATATAGATGGATCTACTATCGGTGAGGGTGTTGTTAAAACAAAAAAAGATAAAGGTCCTGTGGAAGTAGATTTTAAGAAAGATATATTTGTAGGGAAAGCTGATGAATCTAAAATAAAATCAGATGAGACTATAAAGGGTAAGGTAAAAACCCAAAAAGATAAATTAAAAGAATTAAGAGGTAAATGAAATGAGAGTTAACACTAGAAAACCTAGAAGAAATATAGCTTGTTTTGATGGATGGGAACATTTTCAAAATAACTCTTGGGTATGTGGAAAGTCAGTTTCAAATAAAATTAATAATAGGATTAGAGGAATAAAAAATAAAAAAACTTCTCTAATAAAGAGGTAAGGAGTAACTTTATGGCAAAAGGTTTAGATTGTGGAACAAGTTTTTATATAGCTTCTACTGAAGAAAGCATAAAAAAACAAAGAAATGCATTTTTAACTGTTGAAGGTGAATCAACTACTGTTAAAAGAATGTTGAAAAGACAAAGAATTCCATTTGTAGAAAAATCTGGTAAAGTTCACATAGTTGGACAACATGCTTTTAATTATGCACAGATATTTGGATCGGTTGAATTAAAAAGACCAATGTCAAAAGGTCTTCTTAATCCGCAAGAAAAAGATGCTTTACCTATATTAAATGCTATAATTGGAGAATTATTGGGTGATAGTAAAAAAGATGAAATATGTACTTATTGTGTTCCATCAGCTCCAATAGATCAAGATAGAAGAGTAGATTATCATGAAGATGTATTAAAACAGATTATTGAAGGTTATGGATATAAAGCTAGACCTATTGAGGAAGCTGTAGCACTTGCTTATGAGGGGTTAGTTGATAACAATCTTACAGGTATAGCTATATCAATGGGAGCTGGTATGTGTAATATAGCTGTTATGTATGCTGGTATGTCAGCTTTGACATTTTCAGTAACAAGAGGTGGAGATTGGATAGATGAGAATGTGGCTAATGATACTGGAGTATCAAAAGCTAAAGTACAAAATATAAAAGAAAGTGCACAATTGATAGATTTATCTAAAGGTGTTCAAGATGATATCTATGGTGAAGGTACTGGTGAAGAACAAAAAAATGTATTACATGCTATTAGATCATATTATGGTGTATTAATTAATTATCTATTAACAAATTTACAACATCAATTTGAAGGTGCAGATAAAATGCCAAACTTTCCAGATGATGTTCCAATTATAATTGGTGGTGGTACTTGTTTGATAAAAGGGTTCATTGATGTATTTAATGAACAATTTGATCAAGAAAAATTTCCAATACCAGTTAAAGAAATTAAAATAGTAGAAGATTCACATACAGCTATATCAAGAGGTTGTTTAAGTGAAGCTTTATTAATTGAAGAGGAAGAAGATGAGTCGGAAGAAACTAAAGAAAAGTAGTATAAAAGAAGCTACTGGTGTTGATGGATCTCCTGGAGTTAAAGGATATGCCGCTTACACTCCTTCTGAAAAATGGAATTCTTACAGAAATAATTTAACTAAAGTTGTAAAAAAAACTACTGGATATAAAATGGTTGGTGATAAAAGGATTCCATCTGATACTATAGATAAATCGGATAATCCTATTAATAAAGAACCACAAGATGATAAAAATATATCTCCAAAGAAAATGGAATTTAAACCTATAAAAGAATCTGTTAATAGGAAAAGAATTACTGTAAAAGAAGTTGTAAAATGGATGAAAGGTTTAGAAGAAAATAAATGGAGAAAAACTTATAATGTTGATGCTAGGAGAGTATCTCATTTTGCTAATTTCGGTGAGAGTGTTGAATTACCAAAATCTTTAAAAAAAAGAAGTAAAAATGCTACTTATGTAAGAGAGATGCAAATGGCAAAGAATTTTTTAAAACATTTAAAGAATAGAATGAATGAAAATCAGTTAAGAAAATTTGTTAGAAATAAATTAAGAGGAATTATAGATGGGTAAAGATTTAGGAAATGAAAAGATAGCTGAAAGTTACGGAAATCTTTTACAAGCATATCAAGAAGATGATTGGAAAATAATGGATGGTCATGGTAATTTTATTACCACAACAACCCATTTCAATTTGTTTGTATCCGGTACTATAGCAGGTCCTTCTAGTTCTGTACTTCACGGTGGGAATGGGGAGAACCCCAGAAAGACAATATTCGCTGGTCAGACTGTCCCAAGTACTTTTACAGGTCAACAATATACGGAAGAATTTGCATATAGAGTTTCATGTAGTGGTGTTCCATCTGCTGAACATATTGGTGGATCGTTGATTTTACCATCTGGATCTTATTATGGTCAAAAAATATATATAAATAATAATGGAGCTGGAAAATCAGGATATGATTCAAATGGAAATCCAGTTTATGATGCGGTTCTTGGTATTGAAAGTCCAATGTTACAGAGACCTGGTACTCAAGGCAATACAGCTTTATCAATGTCGGCAAATTGTGTAGCCGGATTTATGTGGAATGATGTGAATTGGCAGATAATTGGTGGTATTTCGGGTAGTGGTTTTATTTGTTAAAAAAATTAAAATGGAGATTAAATGAGTTATAATAAAGGAAGGAAGAAATTCCACCGAAAGAAAAAAAGAAAACCAGATCCTCCTGGTTTGGCAGTAAATGTTCATAATAATAATGTAGAAACAGCTTTAAAGATTCTAAAAAGAAAAGTAAAGAATGCTAATCTTATGTTAGATTTAAAGAAAAAAGCTTATTATGAAAAACCTTCAAAGATTCGGAGAGAAAAGAAGAATTTAGCTAAATTAAGAAATAAGTATAAAAACCTTAAAGAAAATCCCAATCATTAATATTTATATAAGATGAAACTAATCACATTGAATTGCTAATTGTAGTAGTTCATCAATGCAATTAGTAGTAGAGAGATTCAATTAATAATAACTAATTTGAGTAGGACTTAAATTAAATTAGGAGAAATAAAATGGGTGTAAGAAGTACAGACCACCAAAAAGTAGGTGGTAAGCAATATTTTGATAGTGATGTACAGTTTGCTGGAGCAACTGTTGGTGGAAAAAGAGAAGTTATCTCACTTACAAATGTAGCAACAACTGCTAGAACTTTAGCGGCTGATGAAAGTGGTGCATTGGTAAGTTTAGATAATAATACAAATACGGCAACAACATTGACAGTAACATTACCAACAGCTGAAGCTGGTTTATGGTTTGATTTTGTAATACCTAAAGATTGTCAACACAATGGTGCTGATCTTGTTATAACAACTGGTGTTGATGCAGTTGATTTTGTAGGTGCTATACAAGCTGGTGAAGCTGGAAATGTAAATAGTGTATCTGTAGCACATAGTAAAATAACTAATGATTGCAGTGCGACTGGTGGAAAAACATTAGGTGGAACAACATTTAGTGTAGTATGTGATGGTTCACATTGGTACATAACTAATTTTGTAACACCACCTGACTTTGTATCAACATCTGTAGGTGCTGGTTTAGTGTTATCAGGCACCGCATAATCTAACTAACTGGGAGAAATAAAATGGGCGTAAGAACAAATGATCATCAATTAGTTGGAGGTAAACAATATTTTGACAGTGATATACAATTTGCTGGACAATGGTATGGTAATAAAAAAGAAGTTATTGCATTGACAAATGTAGCAACAACTGCTAGAACTTTAGCGGCTGATGAAAGTGGTGCTTTGGTAACATTAAATCCAAGTACCAATGATACTACAACAATATCAGTAACATTACCAACACCAGAGGCTGGTATGAATTTTATATTTGCATATACAGCTGATGCAGGTAATGCTGCAGCGGATGTTAGTATTACAACTGCTGACGATGATGTTGATTTCATTGGAGCAGTTACTACTGGTGAAGCTTCAAATGCAAATCGTACTGTTATTGGTCATAGTAAAATAACTTTTGATGCTGGTCAAACAAAAGGTACAGACTTAGGTGGTACTGTATTAAGTATAGTATCAGATGGATCGGATTGGTATATTAAATCATTCGTGACACCACCAGATGTAACATCTGCACATGTTGGCACAGCAACTAAAGCTATTACACTATCGGCAGCAGCTTAATAACTGATTGATACATAAAAAACTAAAGGGGAATATTAATTTATTCCCCTTTTTTTTAAATAATTCTTAATAATTTTTAATAAAAACGCTATTTATTAATGAAATCAATACACTATTCCTTATATGGTGTCTAAACTATAGTAATTCTTATTATAGTTCCTAATAACTATAAATCCAAAAATAAAAAAATATACTGGAGAATTGAAATGAGTAATGACATACTAAAAGAAGCTATTGCAGACGCAAAAGCTGTTAGAGAAACCGCTTTGGAAAATGCAAAGATTGCATTAGAAGAAGCTTTTAAACCTCGTATTCAATCAATGTTATCAGCGAAACTTAAAGAAGTAGGTGAAGAAGAAGAAGAGTTTGGTGCGGAAGAAGAACTTCCTGGTGAAGAAGAAATTCCTGTACCTGAACTAAAATCTTATAGAGATGATGATTCTGCTGAAGCTGAATTCGGTGACGAAGAAGGTGGTGGTGAAGTACCTGCTGAAGAAGTTCCTATTGACATTGGTGATGAAGGTGGTGAAGAAGATGCCTTTGCTGGCGGTGAAGAAGGTGAAGAAGAAGTTGAAGAAGAAGGCGTGATTGAAATCAACGGTGTAAAATATGCACCAGTTGTAGCTGAAGATGAATTCAACGCAGAAGCACCTGTTTATGAAGAAGAAGATCTAGATAATCTTGATTTAGAAGCTGTTATCAAAGAACTTGAATCAGAACTATCTGAAGATGAAGATCTTGAAGAAGGTGATAATCCATATGAAAGTCCTGACCAACATAATAATTGGGTTGAGGGTGAAAATGGTAAACCAACTGAAATTCATAAAAAAGAAAAGTTCGCTGAAGGTGAAGACAAAGATGATGAAGATAAAGACGAAGTTGATGAGGGTGCAGGTTCTGTTGATGAAGATTCAACACAACTTGGATTTGATCCAACTGGCGCTAAGAAAAGAAACATCGATGAACCTTCACTTGGATCTTTGAAAAATGAAGGTAAAGAAGATAAAGATGATATGGTAGAAATTGACCTAGATGATGATGGTAAAGATGAAGTTGATGAAGAACTTAAATCATCTGGTATAGGTAAAGGTGATAATCATAATTCTGAATACTTTACTTCTGACACTGAAGATTCAGAGCACGGGGTTGTAAAGAAAAGATTTAGTGAAAATTATGACAGAATGAATAAAGAACTTAAAGAGTACAAAGAAGCAGTAGTATTCTTAAAAGACAGACTTCATGAAGTTAATATACTTAACGCTAAATTATTGTTTACAAACAAATTGTTTAAAGAGTTCGTTTTAGATAACGGACAAAAAATGAAAGTTGTAGAAACTTTTGATAGAGCGCAAACAGTTAGAGAAATCAAACTTGTTTACACAACTCTTGCAGAAAGTTTTAACGGTAATTCAAAAGTGGCTAGTAAGTCTAACATTCAAGAATCTGCCGGCGCTTCATCTAAACCAGTTAAATCAACAAAACCTTCACAGAAGGTGATTACTGAAGAAGATGCAGTTGCTAATAGATTTAAGAAACTTGCTGGATTACTTAACGGATAAATTAAATTATTAGGAGAAAAATAATGTCTTATATAAATGATGCTTTATTAAATACAAATCATCAGAGAAAACTAAAAGAGGAAACTAAAGGTCTTGTTGATAAATGGGATAAAACGGGTCTTCTTGAAGGTTTATCTAGTGATTATGATAAAAGCGGAATGGCGACAATATTGGAAAACCAAGCAAAACAGCTGATTGATGAAGCTTCTAAAACTGGTACTGGTGGAAATAATGAAGAATGGGCAGGTGTTGCTCTTCCATTAGTAAGAAGAATCTTTGCTGAAATCGCAGCTCAAGATTTTGTTTCGGTACAACCAATGAACTTGCCTTCCGGTCTTGTTTTCTATTTAGATTTTAAATATGGAACACAAAAAGGTGGATCACCTGGAAAAGGTACTGGCGATTCTGTTTATGGTAAAACAGGTCCATTTTCACCACTAACAGCAGGTGGAAATAACCCAACAGAAAATACAGGTACTTTCCCAGATGGTGGTTTTTATGGTGCAGGTCAATATGCTTACACGCAACCAAGTAGATCAGTAAGTTTCGGTAACGTAACAATTTCAGATGCTTCTTTATCAGACTTGAATTATGATACTGAACTATCTAAATCAAAAGCTGGTAAATTGTACAAAATAGTAAATGATGCAGCTGTTGCAACAACAAGAGCTGATTCATTAGCAGTAAGAGCTTGGAGACTTAGAGATCCAGATCATGTACCTGGAAATACTGACAATACTGGTGGTACTGTTGTTTCGGGTTCATACCCACAATTTACAACTTCTGGTTCAGATGGTATTATTAGCTTTATTGTAGAGTCAACAGATAAAACTCTTTTAGAAGAAGGTGAAACAGCTTGGTCTCTAGAATATCTAGAACAACCAATTGACTCTAATAGAGGTGACTTTGAGGCTGACGCTGGTTCTGGTCCTCCAGAAACTGATGTTAACATTCCTGAAGTTAACTTAGATCTTAAGAGTTCAACAATTGTTGCTAAAACTCGTAAATTGAAAGCTGTATGGACTCCTGAATTAGCTCAAGACTTAAACGCTTACCATAGTGTAGACGCTGAAGCTGAGTTAACTTC